AATTCAACCTGGTCTAAGGGGTCATCCGAGCCTGGGTTTTCCAACGCTTATATGCGTTTTGAAATGGACGGCAACAAGTGCCGCGCCCTGATGTCCGACCAACCCTTGCCGGGCTTCATCAAGTGGCGCAAAGACTATGTTTCCGCTGATGAAGCGTGCGTGCAGAGGTCAACAAACACCCTTTGCGCCGTGGTCAACAACGATGTCGATTATCGCGGCGGCACTAACAATGCCACATACGACGATACCGACCACACGTTGTTAGGTCGCCCGGCAACGGGAATCGGCCTGACAAACTTTCGCGCATACGCCCGCAAGCGCGGGTCGGTGTCGTGGAACTGCAACTTGTATCAGACACACCGCAAATTGTGGTGGTTCTTTGCGATTGAATATTGCAACTTCAATTCGCAAGCAGCTTTCAACGCCGCATTGACCGCCGACGGATTCCATCAAGGCGGACTTGGCGCGGGTGTTACCACCCTGAACAGCACAAAGTGGAACACGATGAACGGTTGCAATCCTTTCATCCCTTGCGGTCACACTTTGTCGCTTGGCAACAAGACTGGGTGTGTCGATTACACCTTGCCCGCGTCCTATGATGCCACAACACCCCTTGTCGTTGCCGTGCCGTCTTATCGCGGTGTGACAAATCCTTTCGGGCATATTTGGAGATGGACTGATGGTTGCCTTTGCAACATTCAGTCGGATGCCGCCGGAGGTGTGTCGGAATTTTATGTTTGCGACAAGCCCGAATCCTTTGCAAGCACCATCGGGTCGGACTATCAGTTGCGCGGCAACTTGCCCCGTAAAGAGGGATATGTAAAAGCCCTGATTCTCGGCGAACACGGCGAAATTATGCCCCTTGACATTGGCGCGGGAACAACCACCTATTTCTGCGACTACTTCTATACAAACATCCCCGCAAGTGGTGAAGCCACACGCGGCGTTTTGTTCGGCGGTCATGCGAATTCTGGTGCGGGTGCGGGCTTCGTGTGTGCGATTACGTCTTATGCGCCGTCGAATGCGCGTGCGTATTTCGGTTCTCGGCTTTGCTTTTACCCAATCGAAGCCACCGCGTAAGCGGAAATCGTTCCCCGAAAGCATTTTAAGCGAATCTTGAAATGAAGATAAAAGGGTTGTCAGGTGTCGCGGCGTTTTGTTCAGCGGTAATGCGAATAATGGTGCGAATGCAGGCTTCGTGTATGCGAATACGAATAATGCGCCGTCGAATACGAATGCGAATATCGGTTCTCAGCTATGCTTGTAAAAATATAGTTGCATCACCTGAAACCTTGCCACAAAAACATCCCGTTCCGGAGATGAATGAGTGGGGCGACCCACGGCAAAAAACAAATCACGTTGAACGGCTTTGGTAGGGCAACCGAAGAAGCCTATTATTCAAGCAAACATGAAGCGTTTGAACAACCTTTTTGAAAAGGTCATAAGCCTTGACAATTTACGTCTTGCCGACGAAAGGGCAAGGCGTGGAAAGTTGCGGTCTTATGGTGTGCAACTTCACGACAAGAACCGTAAAGCACACATTCTTGCGTTGCATGAGCAATTAAAGAACGGAACTTTCAAGACCTCGCCTTATCACGTTTTCACAATCTACGAACCCAAAGAGCGGTTGATTTATCGCTTGCCGTACTATCCCGACCGAATCTTGCATCATGCCTTGATGAACGTGCTTGAACCCATTTGGGTGTCGGTGTTCACAAAAGACACTTATTCGTGCATCAAGAATCGCGGCATCCATGCTTGTGCAAAGTCCGTCCGCCGGGCGTTGCGTGAAGATAAGGACGGCACACGGTATTGCCTGAAAATCGACATCCGCAAGTTTTATCCGTCAATCGACCATTCAGTTTTGAAAAGCATCGTGCGCCGTAAAATCAAAGACGCACGATTGCTTTCACTTCTTGATGAAATCATTGATTCCGTGCCGTCAGGTGTACCGATTGGCAACTACTTGTCACAATACTTTGCAAACCTTGTCTTGGCTTACTTCGACCATTGGTTGAAAGAGGAAAAGCAGGTGAAGTATTATTGGCGATATGCCGATGATATTGTGATTCTATCTGACAACAAGGAATCCTTGCATCAACTATTGCACGACATCCGGGCATATCTTGTCGGGCTGAAACTTAAAGTCAAAAGGAATTATCAAGTGTTCCCCGTCGATTCGCGCGGAATTGACTTCTTGGGTTACGTCTTTTATCACACCCACACGCGATTGCGCAAGTCTATCAAGCAACGGTTGTGCCGCCGGGTGGCACGTTTGAACAAAAGCAAAAAGCCGATGCCGAAAGAAGCCTATCGCCAACAAATTTGCAGTTGGTGGGGCTGGTGTAAATACTGCAATTCAATCAACCTTTTTAACAAACTAAAAACAAAAATGCCGTATGAAATTAGTTTCAATCGCCCCCAACGCGCACTACGACATGACGCACGGAAAGCCCCTGACGCTTGAAAAAGACAACGACGGGTCTTGCGTCGTGCGCCTGAATGTCGCCCCCGAAATGGGCAACCCCGGCGGTGACATCGCCGTTCAGTCCGCCGATGCGGAAGAAACACAAACGGGTTGGTCTTGCTATGAAGTCAGGACATTTGCAAACCCGACAAAAGCGAACTTAAAGCGTGAAATCATCCGTTCACTTGTGGACGAAACCGCCGAATTTGAACTTGTCAATTCATACAACAAGCACGTTTTCGGAATCAAGGTCGATGAAGATGCCGTTCAGCGTTACAAGGATTTCTTGATGCTGACCGAAGAAATCGACGCGGCAGTGGTCGATGCGCTGAAAATCTAATATTCACTAACACTTACTAACAATGGCAAGGTTTGGCGACCTCGGAATTGAATCCGGGGCAATAATCGGAAAAGGAATCGAGATTGAAGAATTGTTCGGCAAGCGGATTTTGATTGAGAAAACCAAGATTTCAAAATCAAAGTTCACGGGCAAGAACAATTCAGGGTTGCGACTGCAAATGCAAGTCGTTCTTGCGTCGTTCAATGAAAGTGCAGATTCAAACGGCGACTTCTTTGTGAAGAAGCCGGATGGCACACCCGACGGCGAAAGGCGTTGTTGCTTCACCGGGTCGGACATCCTTATTGAGGGAATCCAAGAAGCAGAAGCAAAGATTTCGACAATCAATGATGAACGCGCCGCAAAGGGCGAATCACCCGTTGAACTTTATCCGATTGACACAACCATTGTCAAAGTCGGAAAGTGTTTCAATTTCACCTGATATGACAAACGAACTCCATCCGCTTTTTTCAGCGGTCGGCAAATACCTGATGGGGGTGGTTGGCGCACTGATAGGATTCTTGCGCCCGACTTTCCCTTTCATCATCGTTTGCACCGTTGCCGTGTTGCTTGATTGTTACACGGCATGGGCATTGTCGCGCCGCGTCAAGAAGAAATTTCCCGGTGCAAACGATGGCAAGTTCAAAAGCCATTACGCCGGACGTGTTTTCATTACACTTGTGAAAGTTTATGCCGTGACCGTGCTTGCCTACCTGATAGACACAATCATTTTCCCCGACATGGCGATGATGTTGCCCAACATCGTTGCCGGAACGGTGTGTTTTTGGCAAATATGGTCAATGCTTGAAAACGAATCGTCTTGCAATGATGCACGTTGGGCAGATGTCGCACAACGAATCATGGTTGATAAGACCGAAAGGCATTTTGACATCGACTTGCACGAATTGAAGCACCCCGAAAGGAACAAGAACAATGACACCACGGCAACATCGCCCGGTGTTGAGTAATTAACCCCAATCATTTATCCACATGGCAAATGTTGATTCCTTATTGCCTTACATCCTCAAATTTGAGGGTGGTTTTGTCAATGACCCCGCCGATGCCGGGGGCGCGACAAACAAAGGCGTAACAATCGCAACGTGGCGACAAGTCGGTTACGACAAAGACGGCGACGGCGACATTGATGTTGCCGACCTGAAAATGCTGACCGATGCCGACGTGCGCGACCGCGTGTTGAAGCCCGCTTTTTGGGATAGATGGAAAGCCGACCGCATCTTGTCGCAAGGTGTCGCAAACATCCTTGTCGATTGGGTGTGGGGGTCAGGCAAACACGGCATTGTCATTCCGCAACGTGTCTTGGGTGTCACACCTGATGGCATCGTCGGCGAAAAGACCCTTGCCGCTGTCAATGCCGCCAACCCACAGCAGCTTTTCGACGCAATCTTTGAAGCCCGCAAGAAGTTCTTAAACGACATCACCGCGCAATCGGTGGCAAAGTATGAACGCAAAATCGGACGCAAGGCGACGGAAGCCGAATTGAAGAAGCACACCAACAAACGCTTCATCAATGGATGGTTGCGCCGTCTTGAAGCGATAAAAGAATTTCGCCCATGAAACGTGTGTTCTTCTTCATCGCCCTTGCCCTGATGCTTGCGTCGTGTGCTTCGACCCGTAAGGTTCAGGAAGCGACCACCACCGCGTCGGTAGAATCGGCAAGTGTTCAGGAAACGACCAAGCAAGAAACTGAAACGGTTGTTGACACGACCCGAACGGAACACGGCAAAGTCGTGATAACTGAAATCATCTTTGACACGACCCCAACCCCGGCAGCTTCGCCGGACACAAGGGCATCGCCCGACACGGTAAGGGATAACCCCGAACCCGCCCCGACACGAACACCCCCGACCGCATCCGTTAACATTCCCGGTTTCGGTCAGGTGTCCGGCAACATCAAATCAATTCGGCAAACCGTCATTGAATCGGAAAACAAGACCAACGGTGAAAGCAAGGAATCCCGAAAGCAAGAGGAATCCAAATGCAATGCAAATGTTTCGGTCGCCGAAGAAACAAACAATCGTGTCGAACAACCCGCGCCCGACCCCAAGCGTTGGCGGTACATCTTTTATATTGTCGCCGTCGGCGCGGTTGCGCTTCTATACTTGAAACGTGTTCCAATCTTGAATTGGATAAAAAGAATTTTATCAGGGTTGCGCCGCATCTTTTGA